AAATTTAGGTTCTTCTGAAGGACAAGGAGCTACATTTAAGTTGGAAATAGATGCAAGCAATTAAATACATTGTTGCTATAACATTAGCAGTACTAGGGGGAGATTACATTGACCCCCTAGCATTAGATGATAAAGATGCAGTTAAAGTTATTTATGAAGACTGCTATGTTACCAGACAAATTTCACAACATTAACAGGTATTTCTAGCTTCTGAGCATATCTAATTGCATACTGCGTACCACTACTCTTAGTATCCCACAAAGCTAATACATGGTCAGCATTGTTTATAATCTGTTTAGTACGTATAAAGAAATGTTTACTATCAAAATTAGCTACAGGGTCTAATAGATGATAAGGTAAGAACCTTACTAAATCTATATCATGAGACTCTGCATAATGACTAACAGCAGCATCAGGACCTCTAGCAGCACCCATTAGTATGCATGTAGGATTAAGTTCTTTTACTGCTTTATCTACTGTTCTAAGAGTCCAGGCATCATCTACAATACTTCTACTTCCTATGATAGCTAACTTCATTCTGGATACCACGCACATTGTAGTCTAACAATAAACAAGTCAATTAATAAATACTCTACTTGTTCTTTGTCTATTACGCCATTAGTAAACTCGAAACCTAAATGGATTCCGAGTATAGGGTAATAACTAAATTTCACAAGAACCTCCAGTACACGCTAGTGTTTGACTACCTTCAGTGTTATCATCTTCTTCAATGAATGCAGTCCAATCAATAGTTTTAGGTGTTTTCTTAAGTAATTCATTATATTCTTCTTTAGTAGCATCTTGATATGGTGCTTGTACGTATGTATGGTCACTATGTGGTAAGAAAGATATACCTGATATTTCATCAAAGTATTTCCAAACCCATGCACCTACGTCCATCCATTCATCATCTCTAACACTAATTGTTACAGAAGGTTTATGTTCACACCAATGTCTTTGGTATACTAACCAGTTCTCCATCTGTTCAATAGCTGTCATATCATTTCTAGTAACAGCTCCTTTGGGTGCTTTCATAGGAAAGCTAAATACTGCAGTTGAATCAGGTCTATATTGTTCATCCTCTACTTGCACCCCTCTATCTTTTAAAAACTCATATATAGGGTCTTTCTTATCCATACGGATAGTTCTTATGTAATGCTCAGCGTGACGAGCATGTATACCGCTAGCACTATCAACAAGCTGAGAAACAGTCCCAGAAGGTTTAACACACGTAATACTTGTGCTTCTTGGGATGTCAAGTTTGTCTGCGTATTTGTGATTGGTTTTTCTAGCATGGTCTCTCATCTCCTCTAAAAATTTAGGGTCAGGTTTAGATGTTATCTTAGCATCCATAATACCTGTTAGTGATACACCAAGTAATCTTTCTTCTACTGTGTTCTTAGTCCATTCATGAGACAAGAACTGAAAGTTAGTAAGATTAGATTGTAATGTACCAAGTATTGTAGCTAGTCGTACTTTGTTAAGTAGACTCTCTTTAGTATCACCATTTCTTACAACTACTTCTGTTAGGTTACAGAATTGTTTATCACGTAAAATTATCTCACTGCAAGGATTTGTCCCATAAGTCATTGTTTCATCACGTCTTTTCCATTTAGCAGCTTGTTTTTGTGCTGCAACTCTGTTAAATATACCACGTTCACCTGACTTAGATTTAACTAAAGATACCCATTCATCCATGAATGTTTCCATATCAGGTTTTTCTGTATAAGCAACTGAGTTATTAGCTAAACCACGCCATGCAAAATCATTGTACCAGGCACCCATTTTAGCCTCTCTCATGCGTTTATCTGTAAGATTTGATAGTGAGATAAGGGCAGAACGTCTAACACCACCAACGACTACAATTTCACCTACCATACAGATTATATCATGTACCTCTAACGAGGTTAGTTTACGACCTGTTGCATTCTTGAATGACTCTATCACGAAATCAAACAATCTCTTTAAAGGTTCAGGACCAGATGCTCTACCACCAAATGTCTTAAGTCTAGCTCCTGCAGGTCTTACATGTGAGTAATCAATCTTGGGTATATCACCTTCCCATAGAGAAGATAATAGTTTCTTAAACGCCTTCGCCCATCCAAGTTTGCTGTCGCCAACCACAATAGTATCATCAGTACTATGAAGTACTTCGGGGATTTCAGGTAACTTACTAATCTCTTGTCTTTCACAACTAAAACCAACTCCTGTTCCATTCATTAAAATATATAAAGCCTCACTAAAAGCTCTTTTATTATTAATAGCGAGATAAGAACAATTGTAAGCCGCAATATTATCTCGTTCACAAGCTTCTCCTGCTGACATCATAAGCCTCATACTAGGCATGATTTCTAAATTAAGTACTGCTTCTCGTATTTCTTTAAACTCTTTATCGAGTCCTTTGTTCTTAGACTTGAGGTAGTTAACCATCCTGTCTACTGTTTCTTCCCACGTCTCACGTCGTTTAAGTTCTGGTATAAAACGTGCATATCTACTTGATGCTATTACCGATTGGTAAATATCCAATGCTATCTCCTATTCTTCTTCGTTAAATGTAAAGTCTAATTGTTTAGTATGTTCTTCTAAATCATTAGATAGTTCTTCGAGATTGTCCTCGATTTTGTCTTGGAATTTGTTAACTAAATCTTCAGATGTAATGTCAAGTACTTCAAGTAAAGTAGTTTCATCTAGTTTAGATAACTCTTCGCAGACTTCTTTGTATGATAGAGCCATAGTTATGACCGACCTTTCGGTTTTTTCTTGACCTTATCAAATTGTTTATCATTAGGTTTGGCACCAAAGATTCTGTCCCATCCTTCTTTATACTTATCACTTGGTACTGCAGTCTTTAACTTTGCACCAGTAATCTCGTAATCATTTGTATCATTAGTCCCTGGCATAATTAATCCTTTGTAAAATTAAATTGTTGTACACCAACAAAGCCACACGATTGTGGTTCAGTTATATCAAAAGTAAATAACTCTGAATCAGAAGGATGATTGTCAGGTATATTGCTATACTCTTTTAACAAACAACTAGCTGCCATATAGTTAATACAATTTTCTTTATAGTACTCTATAGCTTTTTCACAATCATTAAAGTATCCAACAAATTGTAAATCTTTATAGTTACCACTTTTACTAACAGTTAAAACAAAATTACCTTCTGTTAAAGGTTGTGCTTTTGTAAAAGGTATACCTAATAATAAATATAAACCAATAAGAACAACCACAATAATTAAATGTCCTATGGTTGTAGTAAATAAGTTCTTCATTTCTTCTTCTCCTTTTTGCAATATCCTCGCATGTTCCAATTACCCATGCTACTATCAATAGAACACCACCATTGACCTTTATCCCAGATTCTAGCAGGTTCTTTGCACTTATTGCAAACTCTTTTTGTTTTAAGTTTTACCATTATGGTACAATTCTTTTAACAGTTCGATGTAATGTATACATTTATCTAAATCTTGTATACCATTCTTATCCTTGTATCTTAACAGATACTTAATAACATTACCCTCAATGAAGGGAATATTATTTTGTGTAATAAATTCAATAGGTTGTATCTTATACTTAATGTAATGTTTACCACCTACTTGTTTCTTATTTGCTTTCATAATAATATTATAGCACATATTTTATAAAAAGTCAAGCTATTTCCTATACTTTCTTTTTAAGTAATGTAATGGTATAGCACATTCATCAAATGAACCATCCTCTACATTGTGTAACATGTACAATCCTCTCCAATGTTGATTAGTTTGATGAGACAAATAATCCTCATCATGCACATAACAACTACCACTAATGATAGATGTCATTTGTTTGCCATCTGCTCTCATTCCGTATGCTATGTCATGACCTTGCTGATGACCTGCAACACAAGACATATGCTTCTTAGTTAATAAAGCACGAGCTGAAGTAACGGGTCTACCCATGACACCACTAGCAAAATAGTGAGAATAAGCCACACCGTCAACGCTAACGACATCCAGAAAAGGATGAACATCCCAACCAGCTTCTTCATATTTTAAATCCTCAAATGATATAAGACCATCTAGTTTTCTGTCATACTCAATAGCTG